TAAGATACCACCTGATGTTGCCGCTGAGGTAGCCTTCAAATGGGGAACGATGTATTCTGCCTTCATCGTGATTGATATCACGGGTGGTATGGGTGTTTCTACCGCCAGAAAACTACAGGAGTTGGGTTACCAAAATTTATATATTGAAGGTGTTAACGCCGCTGATAAGTGGAAATACAATCCAAAAGCCTTGGAGAAGATACCTGGTTTGAACTTTAATAGTAAAAGGGTTCAGATTGTTGCTGCTTTTGAAGAGGCGTTAAGACACAACTATCAGGTCCGTTCAACCAGGTTATTGAATGAGTTGAATACTTTCGTTTATGTGAACGGAAGACCTGACCACCAAAAGGGACAACACGATGACCTTATTATGGCGATGGCTATGGCGATATATGTTGGGGAAAATTCATTCTCTTCATTGGAAAAGGTTACTGAACAAACAAAGGCCATGGTAGACAGTTGGATGGTTCAGGAAAGTCCTGTTAAAAACCCTGTCAACGATTACAACCCTTCGTTGAGTGCAATGCCGAGAGACCCTTATGGAAGACCACACCACGGTGGGGCTTCAAAAAGTGACTATGAAAACTATTTATGGTTATTCGGAGGTAGAAGATAAAATATTTAATTATTGTAGGGAATTACTACTATTTATATAAAAACAAAAAATGGCTGAGAATAACTATACTGTATGGCAGAGATTAACCAAAGTTTTTGGTCCCGATTCTACATTGGACCAACAGCCTCCTGTATACAAATTTGATAAGAAAGAATTATTAAAGACACCCGATAAGAAAGAATACGAAAGAGAGAAACTTCAAGCTCAACAAACTTTGTATTTGGGTCAACAATGGCAGAAGGTTGAAAACAACCTTTATACTCAAGCCGTATATTACGAGCCAACAAGATTAGCGGCGTTCTACGATTACGAGAGTATGGAATATACTCCTGAGATTTCAGCAGCACTTGACATCTATGCTGAAGAATCTACAACAGCAAACGAAGACGGATACATCCTTCAGGTGTATTCAGAAAGTAAGAGAATTAAATCAGTATTGACTGACCTATTCAACAACAGATTGGATATTGATACCAACTTACCGATGTGGACAAGAAACACTGCTAAGTATGGTGACAACTTCGTATACTTGAAGTTGGACCCTGAGAAAGGTATCATGGGTGGTCAACAATTACCAAACATTGAGATTGAAAGATTGGAGAGAGGTATGAAGTCTGCTCCGAGTCAATACGGTGTTCAACAACCAAGTGGTGAGAGTAATGAAGACGCCCTTAAGTTCAAATGGAAAGTTAAGGATATGGAGTTTAATACATGGGAAATCGCTCACTTCAGATTATTAGGTGACGACCGTAAACTTCCTTATGGTACTTCTATGTTGGAGAAAGCCAGAAGAATTTGGAAACAACTTATCTTGTCAGAAGACGCAATGTTAATCTATAGAACATCAAGAGCACCTGAAAGAAGGGTATTCAAAGTATTCGTCGGAAACATGGACGACAAAGATGTTGAACCGTATGTACAACGAGTCGCCAACAAGTTCAAACGTGACCAGGTCGCTGACCCAGCAACGGGTAATGTTGACCTACGTATGAACCAAATGGCAGTAGACCAAGATTACTTTATTCCTGTTCGTGACCCTAATGCTCCGAACCCTATTGATACTTTACCAGGTGCACAGAACCTGTCAGAGATTGCGGATATTGAATACATCCAAAAGAAACTATTGACGGCTCTTCGTGTTCCTAAAGCATTCTTAGGTTTTGAAGAAGTTACTGGTGACGGTAAGAACTTAGCATTACAGGACATTCGTTTTGCAAGAACCATCAACAGAATTCAGAAGTCTATGATTCAGGAGTTGAACAAGATTGCAATCATCCACTTATACATCTTAGGTTTTGAGGATGAATTGAATAACTTCCAATTGGCGTTGACTAACCCATCATCACAAGCAGACTTGTTGAAAGTGGAACAATGGCAACAGAAGATTCAGTTGTATCGTGATGCAACTACTGACCCAGGAAACGGTATCTTACCTGTTTCATCATCATGGGCTAAGAAACACATCCTTGGATTCTCTGATGAGGAAATCAAACTTGACTTACAACAACAACGTATTGAAAGAGCGGTTTCAGGTGAGTTGGAGAAAACACAAGAAGTTATCCTACACACAGGTATCTTTGATAACCTTGACAAACTATACGGTCAGAAAGGTGCGGAACCTGAGGCGGGTGCTGATGAAGAAGGAGGAGACGACTTCGGAGGTGGTGACTTCGGTGGAGGTTCAGACTTTGGTGGAGACCTCGGAGGTGACTTGGGTGGAGATTTAGGTGGTGAACCTGCTGGTGAAGTTGAAGCTGGCGGTGGTGAAGACATCACACCTGAGACTTTCGTAAGAAATAAAGACTTAGATTTAATCCTTGAAGACTCAACATTATTCGGTCAGGATGAGACCATTGACCTTTCAAAAGGTAGAGAGTCATTGGGTGAGATGGAAGAAAAGTTAAACGACTTACTTAAATAGTAATATTTATTAAATAAAAGAATTATGAATAAGTTTGGTGCAATTAAATCTAAGATTGAAAAATCGTTAGTTTCTACTTACGGTAAAGAATCTTTTAAGTCTAATCTACAGGGTTTTAAAAAGAGAATCTTGGGTGACAAAAATTTGGCTGAAGCCTATTACCTTTATGATGAATTAAGTTCACAAAAAGGTTTATCAAAAGAAGTTGCTTCGGTGTATGTAAATGAGTCGTTTGAAAAACTAAATGACATCATTACAAATAACAAAGAAAAAATTGAAGAATTATCTAAATGGGTTAATGAACTTTTAGGTGAATCTGTTGAAAATAATTACGTAGATATTGATAACGTTATTTACGAAAAATCTTTAACAAAATTGGAAGTTGTTGTGGAGTCAAAATTGAAGATTCAAAGAACACTTTCTGAAACAAAGATTGAAGACGTAATCAAAGAATCGGTAAACTTACCACTGTCTACAATGTTGAAAATTGCATCAAATACATTCAACAAAGAATATGAAAACATCAACGAAGTTGAGAAAGAAGAATTGAAATCATTGTTATCAATGACAAAAGAACAAATATCAGAGGAGATGAATACTCTAAAAGAATCTGTAGTTTCTAAACTACAAGGTAGTATCAATGAGAGTGAAGACAAAGAACTTCAAGAAAAAATTGGTAAAACCATTGAAAAGATTAACGAAAGTAAAAACGATTTGGTTTCGTTATATAAGTTACGACAACTACACGAGGGGTTATAATTAAAAAAGGGTTTAGTCTTCTAAACCCTTTCTTTTTTCTACATATTTGGCTTTTTGGAGTTGTTTCCTTTTTTTGGTGGTGTCTTTCTCATGATATCGTCCGTCTCGTAAATTATTAAGTTGTTTGGTTTTTATCACCTTATACTTATAATTTTTGAGAGCTCTCTCAATACCACCTTTTTTGTCTACTTTTACTACTAACATACTTGACTATTATAATAAATAGTTTTTTTAAGTCAAATTTTGACTGAAGGGAAAAAGTTTATTATACTTTTATCAACAAATAAACGAGAAGATATATGAAACATATATGAAAAAAGGTAAAAGTTCAAAGTTAAACATCTTTGAAAATGCAAAGTGTAGTTATGGAACTGTAGACGCACAAAACTTAAAATCAATTTACATTTCCATACAATCGTGGGTAGAACCCACAATAGATAGTGACAACTGGAATAGAATAAACGGTAACCTAAATCGTAATATAAAACATAACTTATTAGAATGTGTGGATAACTTAATTTTTGAACTACACAATATCGTAGACTTGGACCTAAGAACAAGTGGTATACAATTGGGTAAAAAGTCATTCATGAATTTGGAGATTACATTGTTCTTAAAAGAACATATGGATTTCAAATCAATCATCCTAAGAGATAGAGTAAAACAAATTTGTAAATCTGTATACAACGACGAGTTGATGTCGTCCGATTATTTTACTCTTTCAAAAACCAAAACGAAAAAGAAGGAATATTTATCTTAAACACCTTTTTCGTGAAAATCAAAATTACAGAATCACAATTAAAGAATTTGAAGAAGGTCATCAGTGAGGGTAACACCGCCATTGATGACCTCAACAATATTATTGACCCATCTGATTTTACTATTAATGAGGATTTTACTGTGGTAACTTTTAGAAATGTTATGTTAGAAGGAGATATGGTGGATAATGATATCTCTGTTAGAGTCGTAATTGATAGAGTTCTATACACTTATGGTGGTGAACAAGACGTGACAGGTTTCGCATTAACGTGGGCAATCAAAGACGTTTATTCAGGAGAAGATTTATCATTAGGGTATGTTATAAATAATGCCGTTTCCCAAGTAATGAATGCCAAATATTCCAAATATATAGGTGTTGAGGTAAGTGAATATGACATCATCATAGAATAATCTCTATTCTCAAGTATTTATAATAAAGATTTATTACAATGAAAATATTAGGTCCAAACGATACAGGTAAAGGAATATTGATTGAATGGGATGCTGGATATGTAAATCCTAACGACAGCCGTAACGCAGAAGTTATCAAAGAATCCTACGGTCAATTAGACCACTCAAAACCTTTTGAGTTCTACGCCGTATTACAAAAATACGACACACCAAATAGAAACGGTCGTGTATACCCTGAAAAGATTTTACGTAGAGAAGCTGAAAGATATGAAGGTGCAATTAATAAAGGTTTATCCATTTCCGAACTTAACCATCCTGAATCGTCTCTAATTGATTTGGACCGTGTATCACACCTAATCACAGATATGTGGTGGGAGGGTAATACTCTTATGGGTAAGTTGAAACTATTAACTTCACCAGGTTTTCACAATAGTGGTGTTGTTTCGTGTCCTGGTGACCAAGCGGCAAACTTAATGAGACAAGGAGTTACTATGGGTGTATCCTCTCGTGGTGTTGGGTCATTAGCTCGTAAGGGTGAAAGAAATGAAGTTCAGGAAGATTTTGAACTTATCTGTTTTGACCTTGTATCGTCACCATCTACACCAGGTGCCTATCTATTCCTTAACAAAGACGACAAAAACAAGTATGAAGAGAACTTGGAAGAGGAAAGAAGACCTGAACCTGAAGCAAGATTAGACGGAGGAATGGGTGCGTCTATTGACTTAATGAGAAGATTATCCGATTATTTAGGTAATTAAAAACTTTATAACCATGGATGAGAAATATTTCGTAGCAAAAATTCAGTACGACCTACCTGATGAGAACTCAGGAAAGATTAAAAAAATCAGAGAAGAGAAACTTGTAAGAGGTTACAACGTCACAGAAGTTGAATCAAAGGTAACCAAGAAATTTGAAGGTTTCCCACATGATTGGAGAATCACCGCATGTGCTGAAAGCAAAATTGACGAGGTTTACGAATAACAAAAACCAAACCAAAAAATTTAAGAATCGGAGGGTGACTTCCGATTTTTTTATGCCCGTATATTTCAGATGTGATATTTTTTAACATTTTAGACTATTTATATTATAAGAATTAATAAACATTTGCGCAAAAAGTAAAAAATGGCAAACGAAACTAAAAAATCATTAGTTGAAGAGGCACTACTACAAATGAAAAATTTGGAGGAAGCCGTAACGGAAAACGCAAAAGGAATACTTGCTTCTACTATGAAGGAAGAAATCAGTGAATTAGTAAAAGAATCATTATCTGAAGAGGATGATATGATTGAAGAAGTTGAGATGGAAGAAGGTTCAGAAGATGGAAAAGAGCTAGAAATGGCTGAACAAGAAATGGAACTTGACATTGAAGACTTAGAAGACGAAATGGGTGACATGGAGTCTGATGATTCAGAAATGGAAGACGAAGACGGGGAAATGGACATGGAAGACGTAGAAGATATGTTGGGTATGGACTTACCTGGTGATGAGTTGGAAGTTGATGATGAAGAAGAGGTTCTCTTGCCTCTTGATTTGACGGGAGCATCTGACGAGGAAATCTTAAAGGTTTTCAAGGCTATGGGTGAAGAAGATGGAATCATTATCTCTCAAGATGATGTCGAAATTTCACTTAAAGATAACGAAGCTGACGTTGAATTCAAAATCCAAATGGAAT